CCTTCTGGAGACTGTGGACGGTAACCCCAACTGGTAACAACAGCCGAAGCTGCGCCACCTGCATGGAAGATGCTGTCCTTCAAGAAGACGGACCACATGAGTGGATGGAGGATGAAGTCTGTTGGTACATGCTTCTCTGCCATCAAAACTGCAGCCATGTCTACGATGTCGTCCCAGGTGACGGTGTCGTTGAAGGCACCGTTGATGTCACGACCAGTTGTTGAGTCATATGAACCGTTGTCGTTATCAAAGACGATTGTTGCAGCGTCCTTGAAACGGCTAAGTGCAATTTGCTCTTTTAGACGAGCGAGTGCACGACCTGCTGCGCGAACATGAAGGCCGACGATATCCCAAAGTGAGTCAGCAATAACTTCCTCTGTGAAAGCTAGCTTGACACCCTTCTTGGACACCTTTCCTTCAATCTGCTTGGCAAAGGCTAATGCCTGCTCTGGGTACTCTTGTCCTTCGGGAATCTCAGCTGCTTGAATTGCATTAACTGCTGGGAATTCAAGTGAACGACCCTTACCGAGACGTACAGTTGAAAGTAGGGGAGTAACTAGAAGCTGGGGTTCAGCTGCTTCCTTAAGAGTACGAGAGATGACCTTGGGGAAGAGAATTGCAGCATCTGGTGATGCAAAGGCTTCCTTAATGGTAACTCTGTTATCTTGGTCTAGGTACCCATCCTCAGATAATGCGGCTTCCCAAGCTGGGAGTCCAGAGAGGAGCTCTTGGATTGTTTTACTCATCTTAGGATATTCCTCCTGTTATTATAAGGTTAGGTTGACGCGGAATGCGCCAATGACGTTGTGGACATCCAGGTTGCTACGGATACCAAGCTTGCCAGAGAAAGAGCCTGAGCGAGTAATCTCAAACACTGTCTTAAGCGCACCTGGATCTGAAGGAAGCTGCATGTAGGAAAGCAGACCATCATCAAAGTTGGTTGCAAACTTTTCTACTTCGACTACCTTACCAACCTGGAGGTAAGAGTAGACTGCATTGCTGTTAAAGAAGTCAGCTGCAGCTGCCAGAACTGGACGGCCCATATGGTCCGAACGAACAACGCTACCAACGGTAACGTCAGCATTTACTCCACTGACCATTGGATACTCAACGTAACCATGGGTGATGAAGCCAGCACCCTGTGAGGTGCCCTTGTCAAATGGACGGTAGAGGTCATACTGTGCTACACCTACTGGAATTGATCTAGCTGCAACTGCGATTGAATCAGTTGCACCAGAGCTGTAAGATGGAGTTGCACCATCTAGTGGATCCCAAGATGAGGGCATGTTGTCACCCCATGTAACCGAAGAAGCTGAACCATTAGCTGGAACAACTCTTGAGTCACCATTGCTGTCGGCTACGACAGAAAGAATGGTTCCCTTTGGAATTACGATTTCAAAGCGATCATCTTCGCTGTCAAGATACCAAGTTGGTAGACCAGGATGTGGAAGGAGGTATGCTGCTGGAGCAATACCCTCTGAAACCACAAAACGGCCTGAACCAGTCTTTGTACCTACTTTACGAAATTTTGCTAAGCTCATTTCTTATTTTCTCCTTGTTTTAAAGCTTACGACGGCCCATGAGAGCGTCAACAAATACTTGCTCAACTGGCACTTCTTCTTTGCTGCCCTTAATTTCATTGTCATCGTCAATTGTTGCTACATTTCCTTCATTAGCAACAGCTGCAGACTCGTTATGAATTTCAGGACCCTCAGCAGGATGTGACTTGCGAACTGGTAGCTTTGCAATATCTCTGAGAGAATCGGCAAGAGAGGAAGCTGTTCTGGTCGAATGTGACTCGATCAGCTCGTCTCTCTGTTCTGCCGCTTCTACGCCAGCGTTAATCTTTGCATCTACTACTCTTTCCACAAGAATTCTGTGAAGTGCTGCCTTGAGTTTTGCATTTTCTTCTTCAAGAGCTTTTATCTTGTCGAGAACGTCGTTGTCTTGCTCAGCGGGCTGTTCAGCCTTGTCGCTGAGGTCTTCGTCCGTACCCTCTTGCTCCTGAGCGCCTTCGACCTTTTCTTCTTCGGCCTTAGGCTCTTCAGACTCTGCAGCTTGTTCGGAATCAACAGCCTCTTCAGCTTGTTCATCCGCTTTCTCTGCATCATCATCAGACTTGTCTTCGCCGGCATCGTCTGCGCCAGCTTCTTCGCCGCCTTCAGCCGGAGCTTCTGGGGCTTCTTCATTGCTTACCTCAGACTCTTCAGTCTTATTGGCTGCAATTGAGGACAGATCTTGGTTTAACTCTTCGGTTACAGCCAAAATATCCTCTTCTTGATTGCGATCTTTCATATTAGAGTTCTCCTGTAGATCGGTGTTGTTAACAGCTTCCTCGCTAGATAGTAATGAAACTGCGTTATTATCAGCATTTTCGCTCTCTTGGAATGCAAGAGCTGTCAAAAATGCGCCTTTTAGATGAAGATACATTGGCTTTGATTCTTTTTTCTTCATATTTTTAAAGAGAGAATCATGTTCTTCTACTGAATAAATATCTTCCTCGTTCATACTTAGTACAAATGCGGAACTCTTGGCTACCCAGCCTTCTGTATTTGGTTTGCCATCTTTATCTGACAAAACAGAAGTTGATCTAACACTAGATTTTCCGTCTGCTGGCTGGTTAACAAAGGAGTATTCTTTAAAAGAAATATCTTGCATGTCGATATATGCAAGTTTGCCCTTGTAAACCTGACCTCTACGGTATTTTGGAACCTTGGGTCTTCCATTGTCGCTTTCTGATGCGAGGTCTTCTCCTGAGATTGAGCATACGGCTTTACCGGCTCTTCCTCCAACTGAACCTGTCAAGTATCTCTTGTCTAAGACTTTTTGTGCAGCTACTGGATCTGTGATAGCAATCTGTAGCCTGACAAAAGGACTACCATCTTCTTCTTTGTCCATTTTCGCAGCAATGACGCGACCAATTGGTTCAGTGTTTAAATCGTGATTTAAAATAATTGGCTTGGGGTATGGCTCTACCCAAGACTGTAATGCCTTCTCTAACTCTAAAGCGGAATAGTTATTGTAGTTAGAAGTTAATCCGTTCGTGTATTGCGGCTACTTCTATGATAAGACCGTGATTTGAGTTAAAAGACTCAGAAAAGTCATAATCTAGTTCGCTAAAGTCAGGTAGCTGTACTGTAAAGTTTTCGACAAAATCAAAAGCCATTTATGTCTCCATGACAGAATATTTTAAAGCTTGTATTTATAGTAAATTGCGTAATCATATATTAAACAATCTTATATAAGAATATCATACTTTAGATAAAGTTTTCAAAGTTTCCGATTCTCTCGGATCACCGTTTCTCAATACATCATTTAACATACCCCTACTCATAATATGAGGGGAATATATATATGATGCAGAATATAGATTAAAGCCTTTTTCTGCGCACGCTCCAGACCAGCCCAAGTCTTCACCCTGTTGATGGACCGCATAGTCAATATTATGATAAACATCTCTTGACATCATTTTTGCAGCCATTATTACATCAGATTTAAAATAAGTTCCTATAGGAAATTCAAGATCCCTATGAGCTCTACCACCTGGCTGATCTATCCATTTCATAACACTCGGATAAGCTGTACCTACTGGAGTCATGTACATTAAAGGACTTACAGCATCTGCGCCTTCTTTAAGGTGAGCAATAAGAAGTTCTATAGTTGCTGGGTTCTTTATAAGAATGTCTGAATCTAAAGAAAAGAAATAATCAGGATTATATTCTCTTACTTTTTGAATAAGAATATTTCTTAAGTTGACCATATTTTCATACTTAGATATAGTCCACTGTCTTGTTCCTTCTTTGTGGGAAAAATGATTTACATTTTCCGGATAAAGAATGTCAAAGACTTTAACTTCTGGATGATGAGATCTCCATTGCTCCATGTGTTGTATTGTCGGCTCGTCGTCTTTTGACGCTACAAATACAAAACCAATGTCAGCCATTGGAACCGATTGCGACTGTATGCAAGATATCCAATACGGAAATATCCAATCCCTATCGTATATAGGGCAACCTATTATCAGCTTCATTTTACTCAGCAGTTACTTCTTTTGCCTTCTGCTTAGGTGCCGGCTTAACTTCTTCTTGCTCTTCTACAACTTCGGTTACTACAGCTTTCTCCTGTACAGGAGGCTTAACTTCTTTTTCAATACTATTTTCAAGCGCCTCAATTTTATCAGCAAACGCAGAAATAATATCAACAAGTATTGACATTGCTAAACGTGCTTGACCGTTATCTACTGAGGTATAAAAAGCCTCTAGTGCGTCTTCTCCATATCTAGAGCTTTTTGCTACTTCTGATTCAATTATCATTCCGAACCTTTCTTTATTTCATCTTGTTCTATAACATTATACTCTTCTTTAAGAGCATTTTCAATAACTGGCAACCACGAAAGATCAGATCTTCTAATATCCGGAGAAGTCTTTCTTCCCTGTTGATTTGTAGGTCTGATAACATTTCCAGGACCTCTTCTTCTAGAAGGTAGGTTTCTCTGTCCTGCTTTTGCTGACTGTTGTTTGTCAGAATTTTCTGCACTTTGTTGTGCTTGAGCTTGCTGTTGATTTTTCATTGCAAGTTTAGCTTGGTTTTCTGCCATGTCCATTTGAATCTCAGCTTGAGTTCCTGCAAACAGTTCTTCCATATCATATTCTGGATCTATGCCAAGTTCTATTCTAAGCTCAGGTAGAGTTATTGCAGAGTTTGTAAACTTCTGAATAAGATGAGTTTCTTTCTTAACCTGAGTGTCAACATCTATCTCATTAAACTTAAAGCAACATCTATCGGAAACACCCTCGTCTGCTGGATTTGCTATTGGGTCAAACCCGCCTTCAAAAAGAAGTTCGTTAAAGAAATGAACTCTAATCATTTCTGCTAGATGCTTTTGGAACTGCTTTACCTTGTCATATAAAGCGGTATCAAGTCTGTCTGTCATTGATCTATTCCCACCACCCATCATCATTCCTAGGTGATGTGGCGCAACGCCAAGACCAACAGCAACTCTTTCCTTAAAATGATTAAGATATTCACTTGCATCTAACGCTGTATTGTTTGCGCCAATTACATCAACATCGTGTCTAAATGGAAGAATTAATCCACCTTCAGATCTCATATTTTCTATTTGAGCTGCAGCGTCGTCTATTTCTTCTGGCTCTGCTGGTTGTTCAGCTGTTCCAATCTTGTATTTGTAGAGAGGAAATAATTCTCTATGTACAAGGTTTTGAATATCTTCTTCTAATTGTCTTAATGCAACAACATCGTCTAATACTGAACTCAAGAATGGAGTACCAAATGCACGACCAGTCTTTCTATCAAAATGCAAATGAATGACTCTTTCAGCTGACCAAACAGGATCTCTGTCGGTTGGTGCATAGGTCATTGGGTCTGTCTGCTGTTGGTAAGACTTTGGTCTATTAAATTTATCTCTTAAAATTCTAACCTGCTCTGTAGGTATTAGATAATAACCTATTACAGGTTGAGTTGAATTAACTGGAGTTAAAGAGGTGGGGAAAAAGTCAGACATATCACCTCTAGCTTTAACAATAAAGACATTAGAGAATTTAACTAGATGATCTGACACTTCCATTAAGAAGTCAACAAATGGCCTTTTCATTGCCATTTCCATGAAATCTATTCTTTGATACAGATA